CAGCTGGTACAGATGCACTTGTGGAAGCTGCCGAAGGTTTGCGCGACGGTTTTAGCGTCGAAGTTTATTTTGACGAGTATGAAACCTTAAAGGACGGCACAGTACGCATTATCAAGGGCGAAATGACTGGCGTTGCTTTAACGTCAGAGCCAGCAATTAGATCAGCACGCGTTAACGAGGTCGCAGCAACAACAGGCGACGAGGAGATTTCTGACTCAACAATTGAGCCAGATGCAACACCAACAGAAAAGGACGACGAAGTGGAACAAACCGTTACACCAGCGGAAGCCGTCGAAACGGTAGAAGCCGCACAGTCAGTAACAGCAAATGCAAAGCCAGCAGTGGGTGGTTGGACATCAAAGCCACGCCTAGAGTTCACAGCTGCTAAGTATTTGGAAAACACAATCCGCGCCTCACTTGGCGAGGAGTCAGCACGTCAGTATGTCGCAGCGGCAGATGACACAACAGACAACGCAGGTCTTGTGCCTACACGTCAGTTGACAGAAGTTATCAACGGACTTGCTAACAACACACGATCAGCAATTGACGCAATCAGCCGTGGCGTTTTGCCTGATGCTGGTATGTCTTTCGAAATTCCAAAGATCACAGTAATGCCAACAGTTGCCTCAACATCAGAAGCAGGAACACCAAGCGAGACAGATCAAAACGCTGCATTTGTAACAGTAAACGTTGCAAAGTACGCAGGACAGCAAACATTTAGCGTTGAGCTACTTGATCGCACATCACCGCTATTTTTTAACGAGCTATTGTCAAACATGGCAGCAGCTTATGCAAAGGCGACAGACACAGCAGTACACACAGCAATTGCAACAGGTGCAACAGCAGATGCAACAACACTTGCTACATACCCAACAGCTGCTGAGTTGCTTGGTTTTGTTTCTCGTGGTGCAGCATCAGTTTATGCAAACACAAACGGCTTTGCTCGCAACATGATCGCTAACACATCACAGTGGGCAAACCTCATGACACTTAACGACTCAGGTCGTCCAATCTACAACGCAGCACAGCCAAGCAATGCTGGTGGTGTTGTACGCCCAGACTCAATTCGTGGAAACGTTGCAGGTCTTGATCTATACGTCACAGCAAACGTCGCGTCAGCAAATGACACAGACAAAGACGACTCAATTTTGATCGTCAACCCAAGCTCTTACACATGGTATGAGTCTCCAACATACCGTTTGCGTGCAGACGTAATCGCGTCAGGTCAAATCTCAGTAATGGTTTATGGATACGGTGCAATTGCAACCAAAATCGGTGCAGGCGCGTTTGGTATCAACAAGACCTGATAACTAGCCACTAACTAATCATGCGGCGGGTTCTCCCGATCTCGCCGCAGCAGTCGAAAGGAAACGGACATGCCAGCCATTGTTACAGCAAGTCAATTGCGCACGGTGCTTGGCGTGTCCGTTTCACTTTACAGCGACAGTTATTTAGACGAGATCATTAACACCAGCGAGGACGTCATTTTGCCAATGCTGGTTGCAAACGTTTCAGGCATTGATGCTTACAAGCTAGAAAACAACGTGGCAACATTTTTTACAATCCGTGAGCATTATTTTGTAGCTGGTCAATCAGTAATCGTGACAGGTTTGCCTGCACCATTTAGCGCGACTTTTACAGTCGTTGACGCCGCGCCTTATTACTTCACAGCTGCACTTACAAATGCAGACGTCACATTGCGTCCAATTGTGCCAAACGGCAAGGCAACATTGTCAGGTTACTCAGCTGCTCAAATTTATGCCAGCACACCAGCAATTGAGTCAGCAATTTTGGCTGTTAGCGTTGAGGTCTTTCAATCACGCGTTGCAGCTGGTGGACAGATCGAGGGCGTGGACTTTGCCAGTTCGCCATACCGCATGGGTCGCAGCTTGACCAACCGCGTCAGCACATTGCTTATGCCTTATTTGGACGCCGAGACAGTGGTTCAATAAATGCCAGCAAACTCAATCGCCGAGACACGTTCAGCTCTAGCAAACGCCTTTAGCGCGCTATCTGCAAACGTGTATCCGAGCGTGCCTGAGTCACCAATACCGCCAGCCATTGTTGTCGTACCTGACAGCCCATACATGGAAGTCGTGTTAATTGGCAAGGCAAAAACACAGGTCAAACTTAATTTTGCAATTACAGCCATTGTCGCCAGCAACAGCAACGCTGGGTCACTGGATAATCTAGAAAAGCTCATAATCGGAATTCTTGCGGCAATGCCCGCAGGATACGTCGTTGGCGTTATTGAAAAGCCGACAGTGTTGGAAGTAGGACAATCTCCAATGCTGGTGGCTGACATAAACGTTTCGACTTATTACACACAAACTACTTAGGAGACAAAATGCCAACGACAATCATCACTGGTCGCGATTTAGTCGTGACCATTGCAACAGTTAATTACGACGCACAGGCGACCAGCGCAGTACTTGCGAACAGCCCAACCGTCGAGACATACCAAACACTTGACGGCAAGGCTTACAAGCACATTGACGATCAGTGGACTTTCGACATTTCAATGCTTGCTGACTGGGGCGCAGCCTCATCACTATGCGAGGCATTGTGGACAGCATGCGAGACAGCACCAAACACAACATTGGCAGTGTCATTGACAGCTGCTACTGGTGCGGTTTTTGCATTTAACGTCATGCCAGTATTTCCAAGCGTCGGCGGTGCAGCACCAGATGCACAAACCGTTGACCTATCATTTGTTGTGGTGGGAACACCAAGCGAAACCTTCTAATCACTAACAATCGGGAGACAAAATGAAACTACCAATCACAATTGAATACACAAATGGCGATCAGATCACTTACACAGCTGCGCCGCCAGAGTGGGTCAAATGGGAAAAGCACACAGGTCACACAATTGCACAGGCACAGGAAAAGATCGGTATTTCTGATTTAGTATTTCTTGCCTATCACGCCATGAAGCGTGAAGCAGCTGGAAAGCCTGTTAAGCCGATCGACATTTGGACAGAAGGTATTGCTGAGGTAATCGTAGGTGAGGCAAACCCAAAAGCCACGCAGTCGGAAGCCTTAGCAGAATAGTTTGGGAGGTAGCTTTGGCGACAGGGCTACACCCAGATGTTTTTGAGACAGCCGAGGACATTTTAACCGTGATCGAGATTTTGGAAAGGCGCGCAAATGGCTAAGGACGCAATCACTTATGACAAGGCTGAGCTGCGCGCCATTGTGCGATCATTTAAGGCAATGGACGAGGAAGCAACAAAACAAGCCAAAGTCGTTTCCTCTGAGTTAGCCGATTTTGTTCAACAAAAAATTAAAGACAGAGCCTCAAACGTCACACGCAATCGTTTAGACAATCGCGTGGCTGACGGCTCAGTGGTATCTAAGTCCTCAAAAATTGGTGAAATTAGTTTTGGTTTTGCTCGCCAAAAACTTAGCGGTGGCGGTACAACCCAGCAGCTTTGGGGCGGTGCTGAGTTTGGCTCAAACAGATACAAGCAGTTTCCTGTCTGGTCAGGTCGAGAAGGTCGAGGCTCACGCGGCTGGTTTATTTACCCAACATTAAGAGCCGTACAACCAGAGATACTCAAAAAATGGGAACAAGGGTTTAGCAAAATTGTGAAGGAGTATGACTAATGGCTGGCAGTCGTACCCTCAAACTTTCAATACTTGGAGACGTTGACGGTCTTAACAAATCGCTTAAATCAGCCACAAAAGACGTCGAAACCTTTGGCGACAAAATGGGCAAGGTTGGCAAGGTTGCAGGTGCGGCACTAGCTGCGGCGACCGTTGCAGCAGGTGCATTTGCAGTCAAAATTGGCGTCGAGGCAGTCAAGGCGGCGTCTGACTTATCAGAGACAATCTCAAAGGTCGGCGTACTATTTGGCAAAACATCAAAAGACATTGAAAAGTTTGCTGAGGGCGCAGCTAGTTCATTGGGTCAAACCAAGCAACAGGCATTGGACGCGGCAGCAACTTTTGCCACATTTGGCAAAGCAGCTGGTCTATCAGGTCAAGACCTTTCCAAATTCTCCATAGATTTTGTTAAGTTATCGTCAGACTTAGCCTCTTTTAACAACACATCACCAGAGCAGGCGATCAACGCAATTGGGTCGGCTTTGCGTGGAGAAGCTGAGCCGTTGCGTGCTTATGGCGTTTTGCTCGACGACGCGTCATTGCGTCAAGAAGCGTTGGCATTGGGAATTATCAGCACAACCAAAAATGCGCTGACGCCACAGCAAAAGGTTTTAGCTGCCCAAGCCTTGATCTACAAACAGACAGGTGCGGCACAAGGCGATTTTGAGCGTACATCTGATGGGCTTGCCAACAAGACCAGAATTCTCACAGCTCAATTGGA